GTACATCTCCCGCTGAGCGAAGGTTAAGTTCTAACCCCGCCAGCATGGAGACGTTGACTCAACTCGCTGGAAAAGCTTCCCAGCTAGCTGTTTCAATCTCCCAGTCTGGCCTTTCGGCCATGCCCATGCCACTATGTGGCAGAGGTCCACCTCAGCTTGATGTTGACGGCATGAGGACGTCCAGCACGTTCCAAGTGTCCTTCTTCGTTAGGCTCGGGAGGGAGATCCGAATCACTGAATCTCTCCTGACGGGCTTTGCTCAGAAAGAACTTGAGCAGAGCGCCCATCCCATCCAATTTGTCAGTTGGAGAGATGGCAGAAACTACCCAAGCCTTGACTAAAGGCTTGTGCAGATTCTTGTCAGTTCTTTGGCTTTCATAGCCAAGGAAACTGTGGCGCCCTAAGGCCGGAGAAGATGTCAGAACCACGGGAAAGTGCTTTAGCAAATTCCCTATCTGAACATCTAACCATTTTACTGTTTCCCAGTTCCCAGCGAAGTAACACTGGTTACGAAAGGAAACAAGTGAAATGGTCTCCGAAACGCACCTCCGAGATGAAGGAAATACGTCACGGAAACGCACGATGGAAACATCGTGGCCGTTATAGTACTCCTTCCCACAAGACTCCCGGAACTTACCGTTCCAGAATGACTTTGTGGTGTTGACTTTGAGACCGAAGGCCTCAAGGGTAACAATCACGGAACGCACAAATTCTACGGGAACGATAATATCGTCACCGTAGACACGCACCCGACCGTGAAGATTCTCGACAAGAGTCTTCCGGTCAAAGCGGTTATTGAGCTCTCGCTCAATCCCAAGAGAAATGATGGTTAAGAAAACCATAGCTTCAATTGGGAAGGTGAGAGCTGAGCCCATAGATGCGAACTTGGCTAGGTCAATAAGACCATAGCCACGCACATCAGCCGTCCTGGATCGTGATGCATCAACCGCCGCTGCAATATGCGGATGGTTGCGCAGCATGATCTTAACAAGCTGATTCGAAACACGATCGGAAGCTTCACTCAAATCGAGTGTAGCCAGATCCCCGCAAAGGGATCCGCGACGAGCATATTCCTGATTAGGAATCTGGTCATCGAACCCGAGGCAGCCTGAGAGGAGTCTATCCCTCTTGAAGGCCGCCAGAAATTCTGGATAGAGCGCCTGCTGTGCATACTGCATAGCAGTAGGCTCTATACCGATAATTCTAGGTGTTTTGAGCGTTTTAGGAACGGATATAACCCTTACAGGTTTCTCCGATCCGGGCTCGAGGATGTCCACCGCTTGCAACTGGTCGTAAAACCGCCAGTTGGGTAGAAGAAATTCACCCGAAGGTAGAATCTCTTCCAAGCGGGCGGTCCAGGTGTTTTGGCGATACTTTCCGTTTCCACGGAGAGTGTCCGCCGTCGCACCCGGGCCGTGTTTGGGGATAGTGCCACCTTCGTAGACTTCACGGTCAACGTCAGTGAGACTTCCCGCAAACAATAGAGAAGCGATCCGACCAAAGTCATCACAGTCGTGACGATTTCGATCCATATCGCAACTCCGAACATCCTGCTCACACTCAACATAACCTCTCATCGCCTTTCTCTCCCTAGCATCGCTGCAAGGCAGAGAAATCTTGCTAAACATCAACGTGAGTTGACGGATAGCAATGATTGCGTCGATGGAAGGTTCATTGAGCAATAACCCGCTACCGCGGTCAAACACAAGATCGAGGTAACCTCCAAGAAACTGGGGGAGCCCTCCTTTCCACCTAAAACCGGTGAAAAGATGTCGATCGACCCGTCCAAGTTCAAGACTTCTTTCGAAGTCTTTTGCAAAGGCAGGCAGGGTAATCGTAAGAAACGAAATACCCTCGTGTTTGACACGCAACTGGACTGTTTTAAAGTCCAGGGTGGCGCTTGTGCAACACCAGATGGCGGAATCCTCCGCCATCTTCTTCCAGAGCAACATTAGGCTTTTCAAAGCCCCTCCTTAAATAGAGGTGGACTTTCCTTAGCCAAATGGATGCCACGACGATTTCGGTGTAGTCTCCCTTCGGGAGACTGAAATCGTCACCTGGGACCTCCGAAGGATCAAGGACAAACTGCACGATGACATCATCGCCACCTTCATCAAAAGTGAAGATAATGCGATCATAGTCCAGCGCAGCAGAATCCATGATTAACTCTCGCCACCAAGAAGCTTGGTGATGAGGGCATCGGAGGTTGCTGTGAATGCCGCCTTAAAGCCGGCATACACAGCCAAGGCCTCAGCGTTCGTGTATCCCGCGACCGGAGTGTCAAAGACGATGTAGTTACTCATCGAAACCTTGGCATTCTGGGTCGGGATAAACGGATCCGCTGTGATCTTGGAGTGGTCGAGCCGCAGCACACGACGGTTACGACGCCCGTAGGCGTTATCCGCCGTGAGCAGCACCAGACCGTCCGATGACTGATACGAGCTCCCGTTGATTCGCGATGATACGCGAGGCAGCGAGATCGCCGTGCCAGAAATCGTAACGCTCTGTGGATCGGTAAATGCCATTTGGCATTGCTCCTATCCGGGTGCAAGCACCCAGTAGATGGTGTTTTCGGCAGTGACCTACCGACGGCTCTTATTTAAACCAAGAGCCGCCGCGATGGAGGCCTGGAACGGTGACAAACCGGACCAGGAAACTCCAAATCCAAAGGGATTAGCCGGCCTTCGCTTCTTCACCTCAGTGGTGAGAACAACGTTGGCCACCTTCGGTCTAACACTAGGATCAGAGTTAAATACGAAGGAATAGGTATCAGTAACGATGGTATGTTCCATCAGATACCCATAAGGCATAATCAGGCCATTGGTTTTGAACGCTGTGAGGTTGTGAATAACATCCCCAGTGTTCGCGAACCAATCAATAGCCCAGCTCCACGGGGACACGTTCCAGATAGTCTCTGGCGTCAGATCGAGGCCGAATATTACTTCGGCCTTCCTGGAGAGATCACTTAGCCTATTCCGGGAGTCGTATCCGGAAGGAAGGTAATAAGTGAAAGCTCCAGAGAACCACTGACGTCGGACAACTTTACGTTGTCTGATCAATGTTCCCGTACCCCAGAAATCCCGAATCGTTGAAAGCCCACTCCAAAAAGTACTGGGGTAGGAATTTCCAAGATTCGTGGTAGTTTCTGTGGTTTGTGATGGGAAGTAGTACTTTCTACGGACAACCTTGCCGGCATCCCTCTCAAACTGAGAGAGGATCTCGTCAGATTTCTTAATGCCCTTAGCTACATTGCTAATGTCACTAAGAAGTGGTTGAATACCGAACTGGTAGTTCAAATATTCTCCGGATGCATTTTTACGTGCATTACGAAGAATAGCAGTTCGGTTTTTCCATGTTGCGGCACCCACAATGGCCGGAAGGCCATCGTGAAGTGTCTCCAACAAGGCCGTAGACAAGTCAGCTACCGATTTTGTGGGTTCACACCTGGCAATCGCAGTTGCACCGGCCTTATCCATATCTGCATCAGATGATGACAGATCTGGAGGCCAGTCGTCTGTACTGCCGGTCTGCTGGTGGGTGGGAAATGCAATAAGTGGCGCAATCAAGCGGTACTTAAATGCAAAGCTCCCTCCGGGTATAAACGCAATCCCACTATCTGTCCGCGGCAAAGTTGTCGGGACAGCTAGGAAGGATTTACGCGTTTTAAACGGACCACCACGATCAGTTAACTTAGCACCTTTTGGTGCAGGAAACTGATGACCCTCCGATTCAGTGATCTGAATCCCATTGCATGACCATGACCGAACGTCGGTCGCTTGGATCGTAGTCCCAGATGAGTTATATCTCATCTCGGTTGCGGTTCCAGACGGACCCGGAAGCAAACGCTTTCGGGTCCTGGTCAAAGATGGCATCACAGCTCCTTGGAAGAATGCCCAGTGCGGGCATGGTGTTGGTGCACTGCGTCGGCTAGGGAGACACCGTCTCCC